GAGAAATCATGGCAACAGTCGTAATTACCGGTCGTGATGTTGGTTTATCTTTCACAGGTGGAACAGATATTCAAGCACAAGCGACAAATGCAGTATTAACAAAAGTTAATGAGCGTCAGGTATATCAGACCCTTGAGGGCGAGGCATACAAGACAACAAACATTTCAGGAACATTCCAGTTGGATATGTTGGCAGATTGGGGCAAGGCAAACTCAGTTTGTGAGGCTCTATGGACTGCTGCTGAAACTGCACCAGATACAGACATCAGCATGACACTTACAGCTGCATCAGGAGCACAATTCGTGTTTCCAGTAAAGCCAGAGTTTCCAACTGCCGGTGGTTCAGGTGTTGATGCTCAGACAGTATCATTCACATTCACAGTATCTAAGGGCGCAGTAGTAGAAACCTTTAGTTAAAAAATAAAACGGGAGCAAAATGAAACTACCAATTACAATTGAATATAACTCAGGCGAGCAAGCAACTTATATTGCCCAACCGCCTGAGTGGGCAAAATGGGAAAAACAAACTGGCAATACTATAAGCCAAGCAAAAGATAAACTTGGCATGTGGGATCTAATGTTTTTAGCATATAGTGCTCATAAGCGAGCAAATGCAGGAAGCCCAGTAAAACCATTTGAGGCTTGGATGGAAACAGTCAGCGATTTAATTGTCGGTGATGCAGACCCAAAAGCCACCCAGCAGGAAGCCTAAGTCGATTATTGGTTGAGTTGGCAATTGCCACCAAGATACCAATGAAAGAATGGGTTGATGCGGATGACATATTAACAGCGATCGAAGTATTGGAGGCAAAATATGGCAAGTGAAACTATCGCCTACGATAAAAAAGATTTGCGTGATATTTACAAAGCCTTCAAACTTATGGATGATCAGGCTACTGAGGAAGCAAGAGCGCAATCTGCTGCTTTGGCGTATTTTGCATCAGAGGAAATTAAACAAGCTGCTAGAAGCAGAACAAAATCAGGCAAGGTTGCGGAAAGAGTTGCAGACGGAGTCAGCATTTCTAAATCGAGCAAGATCGGTGAATTCAGCTACGGCTTCGCACGACAAAAGTTTTCAGGTGGTGCTACTACGCAAACCCTATGGGGTGGTATTGAGTTTGGTTCAAATAAATTCAAACAGTTTCCCAGTTATTCTGGGAGGCAGGGTCGTGGATCCCGAGGATGGTTCATATATCCAACCCTTCGCAGAATTCAGCCTGAATTGATTAACAAATGGGAAACAGCCTTTGATCGAATTATTAAGGAATGGGTCTGATGGCAACTGGTAATCGCACGCTTAAGTTATCGATTCTTGCCGATGTTGATGATCTTAAAAAGAAACTTGGCGATGCTGATAAAGCGGTTGAGGATAACTCAAACAAGATTTCAGAGTTTGGAAAAAAGGCTGCTGCTGCATTTGCGGTAGTCGGTGCAGCTGTTGGTGCTTATGCCGTATCTGCCATCAAGGCTGCTGCTGAGGATCAGGCTTCGCAAGTAAGACTTGCTAACGCTCTAAGAAATACTGTTAATGCAACTGATGATGCAATTGATGCTGCCGAGCGATGGATTACAAAACAATCATTGGCTACCGGCGTTGCGGATGATCAATTAAGGCCAGCCCTAGAAAGATTAACTCGAAGCACAAAAGACATTGGTGAAGCACAAAAATTAACCAACTTAGCATTAGACATTGCGGCTGCAAAAAACATTGATGTTGCAACTGTGGCAAATGCTCTTGCAAAAGCCAATGACGGGCAAACCACAGCTCTTAAAAAATTAGGAATTACTTTAGGCGATAACGCCAACAATCTTACTGAATATAATAAACTCCAAAAGTCTTTAGAGAAAGCACAACTTGAAGCCAATTTTGCTTTAGAGGAATATGGTCCTAAATCAAAAGAATATATTAGAGCATCAGAAAAAGTTGCTGAAATTACACAAAAAGCAACTGATGTTGCAATGCAAGGCATTGATATATTTGGAGAATTAGGAACTCAATTTGCTGGAGCTGCATCCGAAGCTGCTGATACTTTTGAAGGCAAAATGAAACGCCTAAAAGTTGGTCTTGATGAAGCCAAAGAAAGTTTAGGCGAAGTGCTATTGCCAACAGTTGAGCGATTTATTGGATTCTTAAATGATACTGGAATCCCTACTCTTAATGCTTTCATTGCAGGATTAACTGGCGATAAAGGATTAAGCGCATCATTAAATGAAACTCAGAGAAGTGCTGAGAGTTTTGGAAAAGGCATTTCAGTAGTTGCTGGAATTATCTCAGGATTCATTACATTTGTTCGAGAAGCAATTGGTTTGGTTGTATCACTTGCCAATGAGTTGATCAGAGTTGCCAACATTGTTCCGGGTGTAAATATCGGATCAATTTCTAATCCAGCACCATCTGCTCAATTATCATCATTGCCATCAATCTCATCAAACACTAGAGAAAACCGGACATCAACAGTCAATAACATTACAGTTCAAGCGGTAGATTCAGAAGGTGCTGCAAGAGCAGTTGCAAAGGTATTAAATAACAGCGCATCAAGATCAGTTCCACAGCTGTATAACTCAGGCATCAAGGGCGGATAATGACTGTCTGGACACCTGACTGGAAACTGACTGTTGCTGGTGTTGATTACACCGATATAGCAATCAGCGATATTGCCCATCAATCTGGTCGAGATGATATTTATACTCAACCAAATCCATCTTATTTGCAGGTGCAATTGGTTGCTTTATCAGGTCAAACTTTGCCATTTGATATTAATGACAGTTTAAGCCTTCAAGTTAAAGACAGCACAGGATCTTATGTAAGTCTTTTTGGTGGAGATATAACTGACATAACTGTTGAGGTAGAGCGTGCCGGCAATGTTGCCACAATTATTTCTTATACCTTACTAGCAATGGGATCTTTAGTAAAATTAGCCAAAGAAATTTATAATGACACGCTTTCTCAGGATGAGGATGGCGACCAAATTTATGCTTTGCTCTCAAGTGTATTACTTGGATCTTGGAGTGAAGTGCCAGCAGCTTCAACATGGGCTACTTATAGTGCAACCGAAACTTGGGCTAATGCAGTCGATCTAGGACTTGGCGAAATCGATCAACCAGGACTTTACACAATGGAAAACCGAGCAGCTAATCCCGATACTGTTTATAACATTGCATCTCAAATTGCCAATTCAGCCTTTGGATATTTATATGAGGATAATAATGGCGATATTGGTTATGCCGATGCTGACCACCGCCAAACATATCTTGCTGCTAATGGTTATGTTGATTTAGATGCAAACCACGCTTTGGGTGCAGGACTTGCTACGACAACACGATCAGCAGATATTCGTAATGATATTTATATCAATTATGGTAATAATTTTGGATCTCAAGAGGTTGCCACTTCCTTAGATTCCATTCAAACTTATGGGTATAAATCTGAATCTATAAACTCATTGATTCATGATGCCACAAGTGCTCAAGAAGTGGCTGACCGCTATATCGCTCAAAGAGCCTTTCCGTTGCCTAGATTTGACAGCATTACCTTCCCAATAACTAACTCTGAAATTGATAATGCTGATAGGGATGATTTACTTGCTGTCTTTATGGGAATGCCGGTGAATATCCAAAACCTTCCAACCCAAATCTCAAGCGGTGAATTTGAAGGCTATGTTGAGGGCTGGCGTTGGAGCACTCGATTTAATGAATTATTTTTGACCCTAAATGTTTCACCAGTAGCGTTTAGCCAAGTGGCGATGCGTTGGAATACTGTTCCAATAACTGAAACATGGCAGACAATAGATCCAACTTTGACATGGGAATACGCTACAATCGTAGCCTGATAATAGGAGAAAAATGGCAACTACTACAAACTATGGCTGGACAACGCCAGATGATACAGCGTTGGTCAAGGATGGCGCATCTGCTATCCGATCACTTGGCACAGCTGTTGATACAACTACAAAAAACCTAAATCCATCAACAACACTTGGTGATATTGAATATCGTTCATCAACAGCCAACACCAATACAAGGCTTCCAATTGGAAGCACAGGAAATGTCCTCACAGTTGCTGCTGGTGTTCCTAGTTGGGCTGCTCCCGCTGCTGGTGGCGGATTGACTTTGTTATCGACAACAACACTATCAGGCGCAACCACAACTATTTCATCAATAAGTGGTTCTTACAAAAACCTTTATGTAGTTTTAAGTGATGTAGCGGCTAGTGGAACTTTTGGGTTAAGATTTTTCACAAACTCAGCAAGTGGTAATTGTTATGGCAGGGTAGTGCAAGTGCCTAATTCATCTGGAACAGTATCAACTCTTAACAGTCTATCAATGGGAGGAATTAACAATTTTTCTTTAACAGCGAATACTGATAATGCTGCTGCTGATGTTTTTGATGGCACTATTGAAATTGCTCATTATTCATCAACTTCAGGCAAACGCAAAAAAATAAATACTAATTTTTTGAGTTTCCAAAATGGTTATTATACTGCTCATTTAGGTTCGTATGTTTATTATTCAAGCACAACAGCAATTTCAAGTTTGACATTTGAACCAAACACAGGCACTTTTTCAGGTGGTACTGTTTTAGTATATGGAGTAAATTAAAATGACTAAACCAATGATAAGAATACACAATGTTGAAACCGATGAAATTATTGATCGGGAAATGACCAATGCCGAGTTTAAGCAATATGAAGCAAACCAAGTAGCAGAGGCATTAGCAATTAGCGAAGCAGAAGCAGCAGCCACAGCAGCAACAGCAGCCAAAGCAGCAGCACAGGCTAAACTTGCTAAAATTGGTTTAACTGTTGAGGATTTGACCGCACTAGGTTTGTAATGAAACCTTGGTTGTCTAAAGCAGCAGTTCAGTTGCGTGAGCAAATAGATGATTCTTTCCCAGAGCGTTTGCGTAAATCTGATGGGTGGATTGGTGATGCTAGACATAGCGCACGAAAAAGCGACCACAATCCAGATGCAACAGGATGCGTGCGAGCCATTGATATTGACGCTCGGCTTTCTGACGACAAAGGGCTTTCAGCATATTTGGCAGATCAAATTCGATCATTTGGGAAAACCAATGGTCGCATCAGTTATGTAATCCATCAAAGCCGTATTGCATCCCCATTGTTTGCATGGCGTTGGAGATCGTATAAAGGGAATCCACACACGCATCACATCCATGTTAGTTTTAAGAAAGATCAAGATAATAATTCAGAGTTTTTTAATATCCCACTACTAGGAGGCAACGCATGAAACTATCAAACAAACATAAGGCTGCAATTAAGTCTTATTTAAGAGCTGTGGCTGCATCTGGAATTACTGTTGCACTCGCTATTGCCGGAGATGTAAGACCTGAATACGCTGTTTTGCTTGGTGCATTTGTTGCGCCTATCATTAAGTGGTTAGATCCAAAAGAGGGAGCATTTGGAATTGGCAACTCCGAAAAATGACACCGGCAGAATGGGCTGGCTTCGCCGCTGGCATAACCGCCGTATTGGTCGGTTTCTTTACGGGTCT